TACAATGCACTCCCTGATCATGCACCTTTAAAAAGATTCGCAGATTGGTCAGATAAATTAATAGGTTACGAGGATCAAACAAAAGCAGATTCAGAAATGGCATCAATGGTGGTTGATTCAACAATAGAGTTTTTTGAAACACCAGGTGCATTAAGAAAGGCAATGCTAGAAAACCCAGCTGATGTATTGGCTATGCTAATGGGTGGTAGTTCCATATTCAAAAAATTGGTGGCAGAAAAACCTCAAGAAGTTTTATTAATGAAAAATGCTATCGAGAGAATAGGACACAAAGAAAGCCTATTTAAAAGAATAGGAGCAATTCCTGTTGGTCTATCAATGAAAGATGTGAGCGTTATATCAGGTAAAGATGTTGTAGAGTCGTTAAAGAAGATGGGTACTGATGCATCGGAGGATGCAGGTAAGTACGCTGAAACTGGAGGATTTGTACCACATACTTTAAAAGAAATTGAAAATGAAAATTTTACAAAACAAACAGTTGGTATAAATGAATTGATTTCAGGCGATGCATTTCTTAAAGACTATATTGAATCAAACCCAAGCATAAGAGATTTCGATAAAGATGCAACTATGCCTATTGTTGTTGACTCGAAAGGAGCTGTAAGAGATGGTTACAATAGAATTAACCAAGCTCTTAAAAATGGTGAAACTGAAATTGAAATATTGAAAGGATCAAACACAGAACTAAGCAAAGTGGGTGGTACAGACTTAGCAACGCAAAGACAACTAGCTAATGTAGATGCATCGGGTTTTTATTCAAAAGCTGAACAAGTAATACTAGATCAAATGCCAAAAGATTTACCACAAAATCAATTGCGTGGTTGGTTTGAAAAAAGACGTGTATCAAAGACTGAGTTAGAAGATTTAGGCATACTTGCCTTGGTTGATAATATGGAGATAGGTGAGAAAGTAACAAAAGAAGGGTTACTACAACATATTGCTGATCAAAATCTAACATTCTCAAATACAACTTTAGATGACAATGCAAGTAGAAATATAGACCTGTATGATGAAGATATACAAGCTCGACAAGATTTTGAAATACCTGATGCTAGTGTAGACTTCATGAATAGATACAATGATGGCGATGTAAATTGGGATCATATCTTAGCGAGTGCTGATGAGCCTGACGATTGGTTAAATATATCAGGTAACGAATGGAGACTGTCACCTGATAGTTCAGACAGAGCTACTAACTATGGTCAAGATATATTTGATGATGAAATTGGATCGTCAGTAAACGTAAACCCTAGTAGTGATGGTGAAATAGCTAGAATAAGGGGAGGGCAAACGTATCATTACCCTTTTAACAATAAAACTAAGGAAGATTACCCTGATAACAATGGAGAATTAAACAAGAACTACATGGATTTTCGATCTTCTCATGATGAGAACAATCTAAAGTTTACTAAGTATATGCACTTCATAAACCCTGAAAGGTATCCTAAGACAAAATCTATGGAACTTAAAATACTATATCAAGATTATAATCAAAGAAAAAAACTAGATGAAATATATTCTTCAGATCGAGAGAGGGAAACATATCTACCTGTCTCTCACGGTCAATTAGATACTCAAGAAAATTATAAAAACAAGATTGCAATGCTAGAAGCTAGTATTGAGGATGATATCCGTAATGATAAGATGGAATGGGATATTAAGATGTTGCGAGAAGCAGCTTATTTACACAACCCATGGGATATGGAAGGTGAAGATAGATTGAAAATGGATATGGTAGAAGCTCAAGAAATGATGGGTAGAGATAGGTATCTTGAATCACCTGAGTTTGAAATAGATGTAGAAGTAGGTGGAGAAGAATATCAAATATATGGTAATGAGGACATTGGTTACGTAGTATCAACACCTAACGATGGATTAGAACATCGTGATCGTGCGCTTCAGGATTTATGGGATTTACCTACTGTAGAATCAGCAATTAGAAATCACGCAAGGGATGAGGGTTATATTGATGAGTGGTATGATGGTGCTAATAATGAAGGTTCTTCTACAAAATGGGAAAATTACACTTTAAATAGACATCATAGAGATGCACCACAAGAAAATTACAAAGAAGAATTAATTATATTAAGTCCTGACAAAGAGCAACTGCGTGGTGGTTATCAGTTTGAAAGTGGAGTGCATTACGGTGGACACAAAGGTTTATTTGCACATTTAAGAAAATCTGATAGACGAGAATTAGGTACAAACAGTAATGATGTGTATTTTATTGAAGAAGCGCAATCAGACTTTCAACAATCAAGAAGGGAATTAGGTGCGACAAAAGCAGAAACAGACGATTTAAAGTATCAAAACCGTATGGAAAGCTCTGCTACAGGTGATATGCTAACTGCTTGGAACGCTTTAGATTATGGTAAAAAGCGTTTAGATGGTGAGAGATCAATAGCATCCCCAACAAGCGAAACCATTGGTGGTGACTTAGTATGGAAGAAGTTAGTTAAAACATCAGAACAAAAAGCACTTTATAAACAAGCGATGTTGGCTCAAACAGATCAATATCAACTATCTAATTTTCAATCTACTTCAGGTGAACAAAAAAAGAAAGCGTTAGAACAAGTTAAAAGTTGGAATGATAATTGGCATTTAAATACTCGCAATCCTGATTCTGAGAGTTGGGCAGGTTTAAGTTTTGATGAATATGAGGAACTAGGTCAATATTTGAGTGAGCATCAAAACGAATTACAAAAAACAGGTCGTAAGTTAGATGACCACTCACACACTAGCAGAACACCAATACAAGGAGATCGTTGGTATAAAACAGTTCTAAACTATGCAATTATGAAGGCTGTAGAAGAAGGTAAAAGCACAATATCTTGGGCAAACTCAGACCAAATATTAGATCAATGGAATCCAGGTAGAGATACAATTTACACTAAGAAAATTAAATTCAAAGAAAGCTATGTTAACACTTACGATAGGAAGCTGAAAAAAGCAGCTGAAAAATATGCTAAAGATTATGATGGTGAATTTGAAATTATAAAAATTGATCTTGGTGATGGTAACCATAGTGAAAACTTTTCAATTAGAATTACTCCTGAGATGATAGATAAATTGATGGAGGAGTTTCCAGCTAATACAGAAACAGGTTTTGCTAGACCTACACATGGTAAACTACAGCAAATACCTTCAGGCTTACTTAAAACGGATGTAACAGAACAACAGGGGTTATTAGTATGACAAAAGAAGAATTTTTAAAAAAAGCATTAGGTTCTCAATACTCAGAAAAAGAAGCAGAAAAAGGACTACTTGATCTTGATGCATTAAGACGAACAGCAAAAAACAATTTAGGCTCTCAATTTACTGAGTCAGAATTTAATACGATGATGGGTGTTGAAAAACCAATGGGTATTATGGATTTAAACGAAGTAGAACTAAATAAGCTGCGAAGAATAAAAGAACAAATGGGTGGACAAGTTACTGAAAAAGAAGCTATGGCTATGATTCGACCAACAGATGCATATGGTGAACCAATACCTGAATTAGATGTTGCTGATTTAAGAAGGCAATTTTCAAGTATATTAAGCTCTATTACACCACAAGAGCAAGAAAACGTACTCAAGCATTGGCAAATGTCAGATGATAATGGCAAAGTTGAATTTATGAAATGGATCGTAGACAAACCTGAGAGAGCAACTGGTTATGGCATACAAGATGAAGTCTTATTACCTAAAGAAGCAAACTTAGGACTTGGAGGAAGTCAGACACAAACAGCAGGTACAAATAACACATATTATGATGACGTATTAGGCATATATTTACCAATGAGTTATCAACGAATGGGTGGCACAGGTGATGAAAGATTTCGTCAAGGTACAGCAGGGTGGGGATTTGACTCTTATCCTCATTCAGCACCTAGGAACTATTATGGAGCGAAAATGAGAGATGCTGATGAAAGATATAGACCATTGGTACTAGGTTAAGGAGGATAATATGGCATTAAATACATTCACAGCACTAAAATCAAGTATTGCTGACTTCCTAAACAGAGACGATCTAACCTCCGTTATCCCTGACTTTATAACATTAGCAGAAGCTCAGATTAATAGAGATATACGTCATTGGAAGATGGAAGCTCGTTCAAGTGGGCAACAATCAGCAGGTGACGAGTATATGCAGATACCAGCAGATTGGTTAGAAACAATTAGATTTCATCTCACAGGAACAGGAACAAGTGTAGTTAACTTAGTTTCAAGAGATGCAATGGCTGATAAACGATCAGCACAAGAAGATGAGTCGGGAACACCGACCATGTACACACACGCAGATGGACAGTTTCAGTTATATCCAACACCATCTACTGACACAGACTTTGAGTTACTTTATTATCAGAAGATACCTTCTCTTATTAGTAACGCAGACAACTGGCTTTTACTAGAAGCGCCTGATGTATACCTCTATGGAGCGTTATTACATTCAGCACCGTACCTAGCAGAAGATCAAAGGGTAGCAATATGGGCGCAGATGTATAGTGCTGCAGTTGCTAGATTAAATGAATCCTCTGATACTGCTCGTTATAGTGGATCAGGGTTAACAATGAAAGTGAGGGGATTAGTATGAGTTTTACAAACTTTTTAGAAACAGAGATATTAGACCATGTATTTGCAGGGGCGGCTTACACAGCACCAGGTACCAAATACTTAGCGTTGTTTACAGCTATTGCAGATGGTGAAGCAGGTTCGGTAACTGAGTTATCAGGCAATGCTTATGCTCGTCAGACAGTAGCGTTTACAACTTCAGGTAACACAACTTCAAACAATGCAGCAGTAGAATTTCCTACAGCTACAGGTAACTGGGGAACAGTAACACACGTTGGGGTTTACGATGCATCTACATCAGGTAACTTAATGGCTTATGCGACATTGTCAGCATCAAAGACTATTGAAACTGGTGACGTGTTTCGTGTGCCATCAGGTGACTTAGACATTACACTTAACTGATTAAGTAAATGGCTTTTGAGTATGGTGAATCGTATTTCGGTTTACGAAGCTATGGCTCTAGTGCAGGTGAAGTAAAGGATGCTTCAGCTACAGTAACTGCTACGTCAGGATCAAATCCTGTTGCTTGGGCAGTAGGACTAGGTTCAGGTCAAATAACTGGTACAGTTGCATCTTCATCATCATGTAGTGGTGAAGTTGTAATCATAGAAGAATCAGATGTTTTCTCCTATGGTATGGGTTCGTATGGACAAAATGCTTATACTCAAGGCGATCTTCAAACTACTGTAACTGCTACAGCTTCAGCAACTGCTTCTTGTCTTAGGAAGCGAACTGCTTCTGCTACAGTAACAGTATCTGCGGCGATATCAGTAGAAGCAAGACGTATACCTGAAGGCTCTGTACTTATAGAAGGATCGTCTACAACAACGATTACAACTTCAAGTAATGGATCAAGAGTCAGAGAAAGTAGCGCAACATCATCTCCAGTAACAACTATTACAACAAGTGGCTTTAAAACAGTTAAAGGAACTGCAACAGTATCAGCAGTAGCATCAAATACTGCAAATGCTGAATTTATGGTTAATGCTTCAGCTACAGTTACACCGACAGTAACAAGTGCGGCTATATGTAATAGAGTAAGATTTGGTTCAGGTGTACCGACAGCAGTAGCAAGTATTACTGTACTTGGATATGCTACAAGAGGTGGTATCGCATCAACTGGAAGCACTCATGTTAGTACAGTAACAGTACAGAATGTGAGTGGTAGCAACAAATACTTTATTAATGGAGTACAACAAGAAACACAGACACTTGTTGAAGGTAATACCTACACGTTTGATTGGAGTGATGCAACAGCACAAGATCATCCTTTTAGATTTTCAACAACTTCAGATGGTACACATGGTAGTGGAACAGAGTACACAACAGGTGTAACAATTAATAATCCTTCTCCTTATATAACAACAATAGTTGTAGCAGATGATTCGCCTGTGTTGTATTACTACTGTGAATTTCACCCAAGCATGGGTGGTGCAACAACAACTCCGAACAACTCTGTTAACTCTAGTGCGACAAGTGATTCAGAAAAAATATTCCAAGGCAGTATTGTATTGGAAGCATTAGCTACAAATACAGCAACGTGTAATAGAATGCAAAGTACATCAGGTGTTGTTAGTGCTACATCAGGCACAGCTACAATAGGTAGAGAAAAATGGGAAATTATTACTAACGATTCAGTAACATGGACAGAGATAGCGGCTTAATATTATGGCATTAATACCACTACAATTACCACCAGGAATACATCGAAACGGAACGGACTTTGAGTCCTCGAATAGATGGAGAGATGCTTCTTTAATTAGATGGCATGATGGATCATTAAGACCTATAGGTGGATGGACTACTAGAAAGGCAAGTGCATTTGCAGCGGCACCAAGGGCAATGATCTCTTGGTTAGACAATACAACAGACTCTTATTTAGCAGGAGCAACCTACAATAAACTATACTATGTAAATCCCTCACATACAGTTTATGACATAACACCTTCAGGATTGACATCAGGTTCAGAGGATGCCTATACAAACTTAGGTTATGGTGGAGGTTTTTATGGTCATAGCAACTATGGTAGACCACCAGTAAGTTCAGGTGTTTATCATGAAGCTACAACTTGGGCATTAGATACTTGGGGTGAATACCTTATGGCTTGTTCATCAAAAGATGGTAAGTTATATGAATGGCAATTAAACACAGGTGTAACTGCACAAGTAGTTGCGAATGCACCAACAGGCAATAAATCAATGGTTGTAACTGAAGAAAGGTTTGTTATGGCACTTGGTGCAGGTGGAAATCCTCGTAAAGTGCAATGGTGTGATCAAGAAAATAATACGACATGGACTGCATCAGCTACAAACCAAGCAGGTGATTTTGAATTACAGACAACTGGACAAATTATGTGTGGTGTTCGTATGAGAGGAAGAACTTTAATACTCACAGATAATGATGCGCATATAGCGACATACTCAGGTGCGCCATTTGTTTATGGTTTCGAGAGAGTTGGTACAGCTTGTGGTGTAGCATCAAGGAAAGCTGCTGTCGCAATTGATGAGGGAGCATTTTGGATGGGCAAGAAAGGGTTTTTCTCTTTTGATGGCTCTATTGCAACAGAAGTTCCATGTGAAGCACTAGATTATGTTTTCGATGACATTAATGATTCACAAATAAGCAAAGTTTATGCAGTACACAATGCTCAACATGGCGAGATATGGTGGTTCTATCCATCAAGTAGTTCAAATGAAAACGATAGATATATTTCACTTGACTATAAAGAAAATCATTGGAATGTTGGAGTTTTAGATCGTACAGCAGGTGTAGATCAAGGTGTATTCAACAAGCCAATATGGGCAGATGCTAGTGGAAATCTATATAATCACGAATCAGGTACTACACATGGATCAACAAAACCATACGCTGAATCAGGTGCAATTAGTTTAGGTAATGGTGATAGTATTATGAAAGTAACACAGCTTATCCCTGACGAGAAAACGCAAGGACAAGTAGAAGTTACATTTAAGACAAGATTTTATCCTAATGCTACTGAGACATCTCATGGTGCATTTACTCTTAGTAATCCAACAGATGTTAGGTTTCAGGGTAGACAAGTACGCATTAAGGTTCAAGGTGTAGGAAATACCGATTGGAGGTCAGGTATTATGCGAATAGAAGCAAGTGCAGGTGGTAGGCGATGAGTTTAGCTACACCTCCACCACCTTTAGGTGAGAATTGGAAATCATGGGGAGAGCGTGTTAATAAGTTTCTTATGAACACAAGAAGTAAATTACAATTTAAAGACTCAAGTTCTAAAGCTGTAGAGGATGGTATTTTGATGTGGGATGAAGCGCAAAATGCTGTTGTTGTAAGTAAGAACGGTGCTTGGGTTAAACTAAAATACGATCCATGAGTTTAGAAGAAGAATTGATAAGATGTAAAGACTGGATACAGTCAGCTTTAAACAAAGGTGGTGATACTCACGACTTTAAAGACATAGTTGATGGGATAATGAGTGGAAACTTTCAGTTATGGTTAGGTGCAAACGGTTGTGCAGTAACTGAAATAGTAGTGTATCCTAATAAGAAGGTTCTTCATGTGTTCTTAGCAGGTGGGGATCAAGGGCAAGGAATAGACCAAATTACCGATATGCATGATGATGCAATGGCATGGGGTAAACAGCAAGGTTGTGATGGTATGACTGTTACTGGTCGTAGAGGTTGGAAAAAAGTTTTAGCTTCTAGGGGTTGGAAAGAGCAATTCACAACATTATTAAAGGAGTTTTGACATGAGTAGTGGTGGTGGAAAAGGTGGAAAAAATGAAAGTAAAACAGAGCAAGATTTACCTGAATGGCTAAAACAACCAGCGATTAGGAACTTACAACGTGCTGAAGATGTTCAGCGAATTGAGTATATGCCTTATCGTGGCGCAGAGATTGCGGCTTTTAATGATGTGCAAAATGCGGCAATGAATAACAATATTGCAACAGCTAAAGCGTTTGGCTTACTTGATCCTAATAGTACAATGACTGCTGAAGGTCAGATGCCAACACCAACTACATTTGATGGTGGATTTAAAGGTTATTCGTCAATGCCACTATACGATCAAGCACTTGCTGAAACAAAAGCACAACAACCAGGTGCAATAGCACAATATGAAGCGTTATTTGGCGCACCAGCTATGGCACAGTTAAATGCAGCTAGAAATAGTGGTGGAGGTCGTTTTAGAGGTAATGCTAGTAGTCCTTCTCATAATCCAAGTAAACCATACGATCCAACAAGTGAGCCATATTACACACCGATGGGCGGCCCTCGAAGAAGCGTTGAAGGTGGAGGTGGCGCAGCTCGTGAAAGACAACGTGAAAGATTAGCAAAAGCAGAAGCTGAAAGAGTAGCAGCTATGGATAAAGCAATGTCAAGCTATGGAACAAGAGGTACACCTAGATATGTATCTCAAGGGAATCCACACTCTAGTGGTGGTTTAACTAGCAGATTAGATAGCAAAGGTGCTACACCGACACCTGTTAGTAGACCGATAGACGAAATAGTAGCGGGGTATCGCTCAAAAAAGTAGTTGAGCCGTCATTAATAATGCGCGGCCCATTTGAAAAAGAACAATATGATAGAGATACACAAAAATTCTTTGCTGACAGAACACAACAAGGTGGTAACCCACATCAGAGATCGTCAGTTAAAAATGCAGGTGGTGGCATAACAAATGTTAGTCATCCAGTATCAGATGCAGGTTGGAGATTATTATTGAATGATAGGAAACGATAGGAGATAAAAATGGCAGGATCACCATTACCAGGTGGGCAAACAGCACCACCAAACATAAATAGCCTAGCCGCACAGGGTATTCAAGGTGCGGGTATGGGAACTGCTACAGGTATGGGTTATACACCATTATCTGTAACACCAAATCAGTTAGCTACTACTAATCTAGCACCGTATATGAACCCTTATACAGATGCAGTTATTAAGCAAAATGAAGCTGACATACTAAGAGGGGCGCAGATAGGACTTAACGAATTATCATCTCAGGCACAAGCGGCAAAATCATTCGGTGGATCAAGACATGGTATTCAAGGTGCTGAGTTAGGTAGATCGTCACTTGAACAACTCGCTAAATCATCAGCAGGACTGAGACAAGCTAATTATGGTAATGCACAACAAGCGGCTATGCAAGATATAAATACTAATCTTCAAGGTCAGTTGGCTAACCAAAGTGCTGATTTATCAGGAGCAGGACAGAGACTAGGAGCTGCTAATCAACTAGGTCAGTTATCTAATCTTGGCTTTGGCATGGGGCAACAAGTTAACCAAAACCTTGCACAACAAGGTGCAATGCAACAAGCACTACAGCAAATGGTAATGGACAATGCTACGAATAAGTTTAATCAATACACAGGACACCCAGCGGCTGGTCTTGGTTATTTGACAAATGCTTTAAACGCTACACCATTGAATAATGCTATGTATAAAAACACAACAGAAACGAAAACACCAGGTTTATTTGATTACCTAAGTTTAGGGGCATCAGGTTACACAGGAGGTAACTAATGGCTAGTTTTGGATTAGGGCAAATGTTGATCGGTGGCTTGATTGGTAGTCAATTAGGCAAAGGTGGTTTGTTAGGATCGGATGACGAAGATAAGACTATAAAGTCAATGGGCGAATACAATCAACCACAAGCACAACCACAAACACAGTCACAAGGTGGAGGAGTTTTCGGTGGTATTGGTGGTATGGTTACTGGTATTAGCAATGAATTGTTTAAAGGTATGAGCCAAGAACAAGTTGCTAGATTAGGCATGGGATTTAACTCAATGCGTTTAAATCCGAGTGATAATTTAGCGGCTAGTTTTCAAACAACTATTAATGATAGCATTGCAAAAGCAAAACTTACAAAACAAACTACTGACACAATAGATTGGTTGAAAAATTCAGTAACAGATGAATATCCAAATGGTCGAACAGACATCATAAATATGCTCTCAAAAGGCATTATATCCCCAACAGATGCAATAACTATGTCTCAGAAAAAGCCAAGTACATTAGCAGAAAAATTTACAAAATATGATAATCTTAAACAAATATATGGAGGTGCTGACAAAATACCAACACATGAATTAGCGCTTCTCAATATTACACAAAACGAAGTAAACAGTATTGAAGAATTTGAATACTACAAAAAGGGTTTAAAACCAGGTGAAGAAGCATTAACCTACTTACAATTTTTAGATTTAGGAGCGCCAAAAACTACAATTACATTTGAAGATCAAAAAGTAATTGAAGAAAACGCTTTTTGGAAAGCATACAATGCAGACATGATTAAAGAGGTTATTGCTTGGCAAGTAGATAACGCAGATAAAAAGGGAAATATTGTTAAATTAATGGATGTATTAGAGCAACTAGGTGATCCAAATGCATTGTTGACTGGGCCGCTGATTGGTCAAATGCCTGATTTCATACAGAATTGGCTTAACCCTGACTCAGTAGCGGCACGAGAAGCAGTTGAATCAGTTGTACAAAGAAACCTTAAAGCTGTGTTAGGTGGGCAGTTTACAGAGCGAGAAGGTGAAAAACTGGTTAAACGTGCTTACAACCCTAGTTTGAGTCAAGAAGAAAATGCTAAACGTCTAAGAATACTTATTGAACAAATGGTTAGAGCTGCTGAAATGCAAGATGCACGAGCAGCTTGGATTATGGATGATGATAATAATGGTAGCTTTAGAGGATTTAACGGTGAGATACCAACATTGGATGATTTTTGGACAGCACTTTCATCTAGTCAGAAAGGTGATATAGTTTGTGATACTGCCACAGGTAATGCACAAAAATGCTATGAATACTTGGGTGGAGATGATAAGTCTAAAGCTAGTTGGAAATTAGTGGAGAAATAATATGGCAACGCTAGTAGATATGCAAGAACAGATTAAAGCTAAACAAGAACAAGTTTTAGCTGATGCTAAATTAAAAGAACAGTCAATAACTAGCCAAGCACTTAAAGTTGCTTCATCACATGACATCATCAGTCCGTGGGAAAGAGATGATCCATCAGAAACAATGTCATGGAATCAAGCCTTAGTACAAGGCGCTCAAAATTTACCAAGTTCTGGTGTTGGAGTAGTGAGAGATTTAGCTCATGCTGTAATGCATCCAATAGATACTGGAATGACTATCCTTAAATTAATGCAAGGTTCATTGCACTTAGTATTGCCTGATGAAATACAACAAAGATTTGATCCTGAAGGTCAGACAGAAGAAGCTCAAGAAATGGCTAGAGCAGTTGGTCAATACTTTAAAGACAAATACAAAGATGAAGATAGTATTAAACACGTTATAGCTAATGATCCAGCTTCTGTACTTATGGATATTGCTACTGTGTTGTCAGGTGGTGGTTTGGCTGTTGCAAAAACAGGACAAATTGCAAGAGTAGGTAAAATGGCAACAACTGGTCAAGCAATGCAAAAGGCAAGTACATTTGTTGATCCATTGGTAGCTACTGCAAAATTAGGTACTACATCAGTTGGTCTTACAGCATTAGCTGCACGAGAGATGACAGGTGCTTTATCAGGAACAGGTGGTGGAACAGTTGGTAATTTGTATGATGCATCAAGAGCAGGTTCAAAAGAAGGCTCTTGGTTCTCAAGAGGTGAAGAAGGTCAAATGGCTACAAGCGCCTTACGAGGAAGTGGAAATTTAGACAATGTTTTACAAGTGGCTTTGCGTGATCTTGATGTAATGAAAAAACAAAAGCAAGACAATTATCGTCAAAACGAACTATTGTGGAAAAAAGATAACACAATATTAAATTTTGAGGAAATCACAGCAGCTTTAAACAATGCAGAAAAAATGGTCAAGTATCAAGGAACAATTAAAAATCCAGCAGGTGCTAAAGCATTAGATGAGCTAAGAAAAATTGTAGATGATTGGAAACTTAAACCTGAACGCACTCATCATACTCCTGAAGGTATGGATGCTCTTAAACAGAGATTATGGGCAGTAGTAGAAACTGTGCCTATTGAAAATGCAACAGCAAAAGGTGTAGCTCAAAATATTTATCATTCAGTAAAAAATACTATATCTAAACAAGCACCTGGTTATGCAAAAGCAATGAAAGAATATACAGATGCATTAGATTTAATTAAAGAAATAGAAAAAACATTATCACTTAATCCAAAAAAAGGTAGTGTAGATACAGCAATAAGAAAACTAAACTCTATTATGCGTGACAATGTAAACACTAATTACGGTCAAAGAGTTAAATTAGCTAGACAATTAGAAGATGTAGGTGGAGAAAAGTTCTTAGCTGAACTTGCAGGGCAACAATTTTCAAGTGCAATGCCAAGAAGCATACAAGGTGCTGTATTACCAGCAATGGCAACAACAGCAGTAGCAACAGGTGGTGGAAGTATACCAGGTGCTATGGCAACTTTAGCAATGGGATCACCAAGAATAGTAGGTGAAGGCGCTAACTTAACTGGATATATTATGGGTAAACTAGACAAATTACCTACACCAAGTTATGAAGGTATAGCTGGATTGCTAGAATTACTTTATCAAACACAAGCACAACTTGAAAATAAACAGAATCAATAAAAGGATTTAAGATGGCAAATACAGAACTAAAAGCAATGAGTGAAGATGATGTACAGAAAATATCATCTGAAGCTGTTAGAAGTGCAATCAATTTTGTTGAAAGTGAGATAGCCGAAGATCGTATCAAAGCACAGCGTTATTTTGAGGGTGAAACTGATATAGGTGAAGAAGAAGGTCGTTCAAAAATCGTATCAACTAAAGTTCGTGACTGTATTAGGGCGATTAAGCCTAGTTTGATGCGTGTTTTCTTGTCATCAGAGAATCCAGTTGAATATATTCCAACAAGCCAAGAAGATGTAGCAAATGCAGAACAGGCAACTAAATATGCCAATTATAAGTTTGGTGAACTAAATGGTTACACTTTGTTAAATGATGCAATACACGATGCTTTAGTTAAAAAAACAGGTGTTCTTAAAATATGGTGGGAAGATAACACAGATGAAGAATTTTTTAACTTTACGAATGTTACTGAGGAAGAAATGGCTGCTATTGTCAATGAACCTGATGCTACAGTCATTGAACAGTCTATGGAAATGTCTATGGAGATGGGTGAAGATGGCATGGAAGTAGAAACTCCTGAGTATTCACTTAAAGTTAGCTATAAAAAAGAGAAAGGTAAGCTACAAATTGAATCCGTACCACCTGAAGAATTTATAGTAGATCGTAACGCTAAATCTGTTGAAGATGCTTATGTGGTTGCACATAGAACAGAGATGAGAGTTAGTGAACTTGTACAAATGGGATATGATTGGGAAACAGTTTCTAATTTATCAGGTTTAAGTTCAGATGACACATATACAGACTCTGAAGCATTTGAACGCAAAGGTTATGAGCAAGATGAAGAAGATACTACTCTTGATATAAGTATGAAGAAGGTAGCTGTATCAGAAGCCTATATGAAAATGGACAAGGAAGGAACTGGCATAGCATCAATGTACAGAATAGTATTAGCTGGTGGTGATAACACGCTATTAGAATGTGAGCCTTGGGGTGAAGTGCCATTTGCAGTATTTGAAATTGATCCTGAACCACATACATTCTTTGGTCGTAGTGTTGCTGATCTAATTATGAACGACCAAGACTCCTCTACAGCAATGCTTAGAGGTATGATGGATAACGTAGCATTAACCAACTCACCTAGACAGGGTTATGTGCAAGGACAAGTGAATGTAGATGATCTAATGAATAATGAGATTGGTGGATTAGTTAGATTAAAGTCTCCACAGGCTCTAGTTGATATTGCAACACCATTTGTAGCAGGTCAGGTTCTTACAGCGATGCAATACATGGATGATGCTGTTGAAGGTAAGACAGGAGTCAGTAGAGCTTCACAAGGACTTGATCCTGATGCTTTACAAAACACTTCAGCGACAGCAGCTCGTTTACAAGCACAACAAGGTTCAGCACAAATTGAAGTTATGGCTCGAAATATTGCCGAGGGAGGTATGAAACGCTTATTTAAGCTAATGCTACATCTTTTGGTAGAAAATAGTTGTGAGGATACTATGATGCGTTTACATGGTGATTTTGTTCCAGTTGATCCTCGTTCTTGGAATACAGGCATGGATTTGTCTTGTAATGTTGGTTTAGGAACTGGTAGAGAAGAAACTAGAACAATGGCTTTAAATCAAGCGTTACAGATGCAGATGCAGATATGGTCAACATATGGGCAAGGCAATGGTCTTGTTACCATGACAGGAATTAGAAACACTCTAGGAGATATGTTAGCGATTGCAGGTATTAAGAATGTTGATAGATACTTTAATCCTATGACTCCTGAGATGGAACAACAACTAATGCAACAGAAACAGCAAGAAGCACAAGAGAATCCACAGTTATCTGATGCAGAAGCGATTGTACAAGCAGAACAATACAAGGCTGATAAGAAGGCTGAAATGGATATGCTTAAAGCACAGATTGATGCACAGAAAGCCATTGCAGTTGATGACAGAGAGCGTGATAAGATGGATCAAGACCTATTAACTGATGCAGCTAAGATACTTGGTGAATACGGAACTAAGGTAGATGTTGAAACCATAAAAGGTCAACAAAAAGAGCCTAGATACCCACAAGAATCACCTGCTAAAGCAGTAACTGGAGGTAGATTCTAGTGGCAAACCAACTATCAGTAGTGGAAAAAGGCGCTAAAATGAGAACATTAAAAGCTGATGACACGTTTCAATTGGCTTTCAAAGAGATTACAGATCAGCAAATAGCTGTGTTTGTAAGTGCAGATTCGACAACGGATCAGCGAGAGGAAGCTCACAATTTAATTTGTGCGCTTAGAAAGATTGAGGATTACTTCGACTCTGTAGATACAGATGAAGCAATGTACAATCATAAACTTAAAAAGGAGACAGCACCGTGAGTGAAGCGACTGAAACCACAATAACGGACATCGATAGTGCTATAAGTAGCATTGTTGAACCGATGGAAGATACAACTGAAGAAGTAACTGAAGAAGTTCAGGCAACAGAGGAAGCTACCGAGGTAGTAGAGACTGCTGAATCTGAAGAAACTACAGAAGTTGAAGAAGAAACAGAAGAAGAAGCTGAAGAAATTGAAGCATCTGATTCTGAGGATGACGTAGACCAAATAGATGATGCCAGTTCAGAAGCGCCTGAAAGTCAAAATTCATTTACTGTTAAGGTAGATGGGGTTGAACAACAGGTAACCTTAGAGGACTTAAAGCAAGGCTATAGTGGGCAAAAGTATGTCCAACAAGGAATGCAAGATGTTGCAGCACAAAAGAAAGAAGCTGAAGCAGTTTACACTTCCTTGACTAATGAACGTCAGCAATTAGCTGAGTTATATCAATCGCTACAAAATGGTAATGTTGCAGCACCTCCTCAGAAACCTACAAAAGAATTGTTTGATGCCGATCCTATCGGGTATATGAAACAAAACTTAGAGTATGAAGAACAGAAGGGGCAGTATGATGCACAAATGGCGCAATTACATCAGGTATCACAACAATCAAGTGAAGCTGAAGCAACTGCAAAACAAGCGTATCTAAATGAACAAATGCAAATATTACAACGTGAAATTCCTGATTTCGCAGACTCTAAAAGAGCAACTGCATTAAAGGAACAACTGGTAGATTATGGAACTGCACATTATGGTTACACGACTGATGAAGTTTCACAAATTACCGATCACAGAGCGATAAAAGTGCTACATGATGCTATGAAGTATCAGGAAATTATTAAAGGCAAGTCACAGGCTAAGACTAAAACTAAGTCTGCGAAACCGATGGTAAAACCAGGCGCTAAGAAAATGGCAACGCCAAATGCTAAAATACGTTCACGCCAAAAGGCAAAACTGAAGGGTTCAGGTAGCATCGATGATGCCTTGGACTTAATTTTAAATACAACATAATGGAGAATTATTATGGCGCAACCCAGCAATACTTTCGACAGTTATGACGTAGCAGGCATCCGAGAAGATTTATCTAACGTAATTCATGATATATCGCCGGAAGAAACTCCTTTCTACTCAAGCTGTTCTAAAGTCAAAGCAACAAACACCAACCATGAGTGGCAAACTGATGCATTACGCAGTTCAGCAGCCAATGCTCATATTGAAGGTGATAATACAACAGGTGAAGCAAGAACCCCAACTACTCGTTTGGGCAACCAATGCCAAATCTTTAAGAACGCAGTCGTTATCCCTGATACTGACTCAGGTCTTGATAAGGCAGGTAGAGCTTCAGAGATGGCATATCAGACACTCAAGATCGCTAAAGAGCAGAAGCTCGATATCGAGAAGGCTTTGTTTGATAACAATGCAAAGGTGGTAGGATCAAACTCAGCGGCTCGTGAATTAGCAGGCGCACCAGTTTGGTTCACTTCTACTATTCAGAACAAAGGTTCAGGTGGCGCACACGCTAACGGAACTGGTTCTAATGCTCGTACAGATGGAGCGCAAACTGTATTCAATCAAGATAAGTTTGATGCAACTATGCAATCTATTTGGGAGAAAGGTGGAAACCCTGATACTGTTTATCTGAGTGCTTTTCAGATGAACAAGGCATTAGCCTTCACAGGTAATAACAACCAAAGATCAACTGTTCAGGCAGGTAATGAGAAGGTTGTTAAGTCTTTGGATGTTTATGTGACTCCGTGGGGAACTATTGAGTTCCAACCTACTAGGGAGAATCGTTCTCGTGACGTTTTCGTTATGCAAGACGATATGTGGGCAGTAGCTGTTCTTAGACCTACTAAGAATGTTGCACTAGCAAAAACAGGTGATGCAGAGACTCGTCAAGTTGTGACTGAGTTGACTCTCGTTTCTAAGAATGAGAAAGCATCAGGTATGATTGCAGACTGCTCTACTTCTTAATGAGGTAGAATAGTGTTGTGGGGAGTCCTCCTTAATCTCCCCACACTTTTAATGTAACATTAAGATGGGGAGTCTGAGTTAAGCTCCCCACCTTACAAAAGGAAAGATATGCGAAATTATAGTTTATGAAAATTAAAGAACAAGTACATCATGACACAACTAATGGTAAGATTATTGTCAAGAGTACATATGACAACAACCCTGTACTTGAAAGGGTAGAGCAACTGAATCAAGCAAAAGTTGGTCTAACTGGTGAAAGTAGGTTAGTTGGATCGATACCCATTCATATCATTAAAATGTGGTGTGATGAAGAAGGTATCAAATGGAGTGATATAGAAGCTCGTAGGGATGTCATGAAGAAAAAAATTCTTAGTGGCGATTTCGATAAACTTCGAGTGTGGAAAGGTACTTTTTAAATTAATGGAGAACAAGCATGGCTGATACAACTACTTCAACGTACTCTTTGGTTAAGCCTGAAGTGGGAGCTTCGGCAGACTCTTGGGGTGGAAAGTTAAATACAAACTTAGATACAATTGACAACCTGTTAGATGGTGGAGCGCAAATTTCTCCTGATTTAACAGATTTAGAGATTGATGGAACAATTGTAACAACAACTCCTGCTGAGTTAAACCTAATAGATGGTGGCACAGCAAGAGGTACAGATGCACTTGCAACTGGTGATGGTATCCTTATCAACGATGGTGGAACAATGAAAATGACCAATGTTGATACTGTACGAACATACATGGAAGCAGATTCCGTACCAT